CACCTGTAGAGGTGTTCCAGATCAAGATCTGTCGCGGAATTCTCCAGTCAGAATTGGTACTAGCCTATAAACCCGGCTAGCCCCCAAAATAGGGTGATGTGCTTAGACTCACAACGTCGCAAGAATCGACAGTGGGAATTGTGGACTCCAACACCACTTCCTACGTGAGTTCTAATTTAGAACGCAGGAGCAAGTAGTGTGTGGGAAAGCCCCACATTCCTTGTGAAAGGTTTTAATAGCTAGGGTTGCACAGCCGAACTCGCATCCCGTGAGGGACAAGCAAGTAGTAGCGCCATGGGTGGAAACATCCGGTTGGAAATGCCCACCATGGGCAGGGTCACAGTTTACTGCAACCTGCTGTGGTGCAATTATATTATATGAATAACATAATCGTCACGTACAACTTAGTAACTCTTTCTTCGTACAGTGTGGATGTACTGAGAGCTGGCAATACCGTTAAGACGGGTTGTCACATCAGTCCACGTACCTTCTCCAGTTCACCTGTACTAGGTGTGCCAAATCTTCGTCACCCTCTCATATGGAGAGTCGATTGGATGATTGTGGCTTCCGGACAGTATGCCGTGGTTGATCCTGAGAATCCTCAGGGCGTCCTTTATTTTACAAAAAAGGAGTACCTCAAAATCTCCGGGATCGCAATGTCTAATGATACACAGATTGCCGTGTTGGCATCTCCATATGATCAAAAGCCCAAAGATGATGTGATAGAAGCACCGAAACCTGAAAATTCCCCCCCAGTAATGGGGGTGGGACACGCTATATTCTGGCGTGGAATGCTAAGTCGTATTGCACGTAGTTATCGTGCATTTCTCGCGCGTGGATCTACTATGTTCGATACCCAGAAGATCCGTAAGGGTCTTCCGGGGTTGGTTAAGCGCTGGTCTTTGGCCGTCGGTCATTGGGCAGCTTTGCCTTCAACAACTCGCGGTTATTTCTCCGACATTCTCGTCGTTTCTAAGTACTTGTCCCATGTGTTGTCAACACAAGGGGCTAGTGGCCTTGTACTCCGATTAAAGACTTCCATGTTATTCACCCAGTCCTATTTAGCTGGTGCTAAACTTAAATCCGACGCATTCGGGTACCCTGTCCGCCTTAGTAATTACCTCCCTGCTTGGTTACCCCTCCATGCTCGCAATGGCATTCGCCAGCGGTCAAAGAGAGTCATCCGTTTCTGGATGAGCATCTTCTACATTTACAAAGTAGTTCAGATGCCTTATAACCTCAGGAAGGCCGTCGCTACGATCCAGACACCTGTCTTGATACCGAACTTGGTTCAAGAGCAGGTGATGGAGTCGTACCGACAGTTCCTCCGCACAGTCTTCGTTCCGAAGATATGCGGGGGGGTTAGGGCTATTCCTAAATATGTACCTGGTCAGTTCTTCACTCCTGTTAGCGCGGGCCCGAATGGGGCGCCGGCCATCAACAGAGTTGCAGATGACGCAGGTGCTCTTTATGAACAGCATATTACTACGAAGGACGAGGACACGAAGATGCCTCCTCCCCGGAATTCCATTATCCATAACATCATCTATGTGGCGATGCATTTCTGCGTCCCACTAGAAGTGTATGACATAACAGACCTTGGGAAGAAGCATGTTGAAGAGGGCTTCGGACTGGTGAAGAAGCGGGTCGGGAAACCCCGATACCACTCTGTCGTGCATCTCCTGCCTGAACCGGCAGGTAAGATACGGGCCATAGCAATCTTTGATATATTTTCACAAAGAGTGCTAAAGCCGTTACACGATGACATCTACTTGGTGCTGAAGAGCATCAAGCAAGATGGTACACACAGTCAGACCTCTCTAATGAGTTGGCTTAAGTCGCAGGCTAAATCGGCCTGGGGTGGATACACATGGTCCTCTCTCGATATCTCTGCCGCCACTGACAGTATTCCGACCCAGCTACTCCATATTCTTATGGAGGAACTTTACGGTCATACTGCTCAGGCAGCAGATATGGCGAAGGACGTCCTTGCGCTTATGACAGATCGTGACTTCACTGTAAAAGGTGTGAGTCGGATCCTATCGTCTGATAGTAAGGATGTAGTTCCGGAAACGGTACGGTACACTCGTGGGCAGCCCATGGGCTGTTTAGGATCTTTCGCGTTACTTGCATTATGGAATCATTCGTGGGTCCAGTTTGCTTCTTGGGTCTTAAGTGGTAAATGCCTAGCGAGTTACGGGGTTACTGGCGATGACGTCGTCATTGCCGAACCCTCTAGCTCTTCGCCTATCGGCAAGAAATATGTTGAATTATCGAATCTTTTCATGATTCCCATATCTCTTACGAAGTCATTTGTGTCTTCAGCTCTCTTCAACTTCCTATCACGTACGTGGTTAGAAGGTGAGGAGATTTCACCTGCGTCACTCAAGGAGGATATCACTATACGTGATAGTTCTACTCGAGTGCAGCGTGCGATACGATTGCTCGATCGCGATTGGTGGAACTCTGACGGTAATGGATGGCTCGCGAAGGCCGTTAGGTATTTCCTATACCCATCTGAGTACATCGTTGCGTGCGCAAGCACGCGACGAGGTAGATTGGATGGATATGGTCTTCGTGCAGCTATCTCCTTTTTGAGTCCCTCTGCTAGTGTTAAATCTAGCTTCGGGATATCAAACGTACCAATTATGGGATGGTTGTCGGCTTTCGCCGGTTCAACCGCCCTTTTGGCACATGGTGATATGCTACGTGAAGATACCTTACTTCCGAAGAAGGTGTCCCGAGAGTCATCTACTGGTATTATTCAAGATTTCCTCAATAGTATATTGAGAGAAATTATCGATGTGTACCAGTGGAATGATGACGTCTCGGGCGTGTACCTGGAGTGGCTCGATGCGCAGAATCCTGCGCTCCGAGAACCAGGTATCTTGGGGCTTTTCCTGATATCCGAGTGGGACTTCCATAGTTTTCACTTGGAAGACACCCGGTGGTTGTACCCTGATATTACAGAGGGTTATACCAACGAGGCGTTAGTCACTAGACTCGGCGAGTCTTGGTGGCTACCACAGAATGCGAGTATTGCAGTTACAAAGGCTCTTGAATGGTTGGCGGAACGCCCACGATTCAGAGACTTTTCGGACCCTGACCTATTTGTCCATCAAGCTGGTATTGCATTGCGCACCCGTAAAATGGGCGAACAAGAGTTTAGTAAGTTCGAGCGGAAGGCATTGAGTATGCTGTTCCTAATATCTCAGGGGTCCAACACGGAGGTTGATCTTAGGATCAACCAGGCCATGTCCCAGTACTTAGAGAGAAAATATCTCGATAAATTCCTGGGGTTTACTCCAGGATCAGTTGCTGATCCATAAAGGGACACGAAGAGTTATGTTTTTACTCGTGTAATAAACTACAAATAAAG